CTGCATTAAACTCAAACCCGCTGTAACGCTTCCAGCACCTTTAATAGTTTCTTTTATATTGTTACCTCTAATCCTTAATTCGTGAATCAATCTCGGTTCTGCACTATCGGCAATGATTAAAGAATTAGCGCAATATCTTTGATTTAATTCAAATATTTCACTTGTAGTAAGTTTAGATTTATAAACTAATTCCTTTACGTAAATACGCTTATTTGTTTTATCTATTGACGTTTGTATTAATGTAGTCGGATCAATACTAAAACCAAAATCCTGACCGTAAATAGATGGCGCAACCTCCTCAAATTTACCTAAACGCCAATTCGTAAAGACAACCCCCTCGGCTTTATCTAACCAACCGCCTAAAATAACGTGCTTATATTTTTCTTTATTATTTTCTCTTATGTTTTCAATTTGAGCGATAAAAGATTCGGAAAGGTATTCGATATTATCTTTATAATCCGTATGAATGTAAGTTGTATTACCGTTTATTAAATTGGATGCTGGTTCTATTCCTTTGCTCTCAAAAAACTTCTTATAAATAAAATGTTCTTTTGTGGTCGGGTTAAGTACTAAAATAACTCTATTCTGTTTTGACTTATCCCTTATCGAAAAATCAATTTTATCGAATACATCTTCGTCGACAAGTTCTTCAGCTTCATCTAAAACCCAAGTTGTTATACCTGCCAAAGATTTAAGGTTTGCGGTTTGTGTTCCACTACTCGTTTTAATCCCTTTAAATAAGATTTTAGATCCTGTCTTTAAGTTTACTATTTCGTCTTTGGTTATATAAAAATCAGCGCTTAAATTGGCTGTTTCAATCTTATCTATAAATTCAGGAATAATGGAAACGTGTGCCGAAGTTAAAGTATATCGAGTAAACAATATAACGTGTCCTACTTCATAAGTAAGCAACAAAAGAAAGGAGTTCACAGAATATGACTTCCCTGAACCCCTACCTCCAGTAACTACAAAGTACCTACTATCTGAGCCTAATATATTATATTTTTTACCTATTGATATTAAACACATCTTTAATATTAAAGTCGTTTATATTGTGAGTAGTTTCTACTGTTTCTTTAGGTTTGCCACATCCGTACTCAATTAGCAATTTAGCTGCTGCAATTCTATCTCGTGAATTTTCATTCTCATTTCTCATTATAGCTGCAATAGTTTCAAATGAATCTTTAACGTGTGGACTTGCTAAATTAACTCCCTTAAGTTCATCCTTTACAGATGGTCTACCCGCTTTACCTGCAGTAGAATGTCCTCCGTTGTTCTTTCTGTTATCCATAATTAATATAAATTAATTAGTTAATTTTTAATATCATTACAAATATCATACCCTACTTCTTCAAATTGAAAAAAGCTATATCCATCTGTAATTTTTCCTGTCTGTAAATCCAAAAATACGTAAAATCTTCTTTTATAAACTGTTTGTCCTGAAATTTGTATTGGGAATCCATTAGGGTAAAATTCATCTCTATAAGACAATACTCTAAAACATTCTTTTTTAGGTTGTGGAATTTCTTCTGCGGTACATCCTATTAATAAAACCGCAAATAATACTAATAATATTTTATTTATTTTCATATAATTTTTTTAAATCGTTTATAACTGCATTACGTACATTTTCTGTAAAGGTTTCAATTTCTATAGCAGTATTAAAAGCATCATTATAAATTGTTATCAATTCAATATCAGATAAACTTTCTACTATCGCTACTAACTTAATTTGAGAGCGATTTAAAGCGTTAACTTGTTTAAAAGGGAATAACTTATTCAATTTATCTTTTCGTTTCTTACAACTTTCGCACGGCTTTATTCCGACAGCTTCAGTTACTTTTGCTATAGCATCTCCAAGTCCTTTACTTTTTGCCATAATATTTTTTTAAATTCGTTTCTAATTCTTATGATTGTGGCTTTTGATATTCCACTTTCTCTTTCAAAATGGTTTACTCCATCGTTTGTGCTAAACTTAACTATTAATTGCTTATAGGTTGGTAGTTCTTTAATTGCTAACTCATACGCTTCGAAGTAATCAAAATCTTCCTGTTCTGTTTCAGTTTCCTGGTAAAAAACTGTCTTATCTTTTACCTTTTGTTTTCTGTAGTTATCCAAAAAAATGTTTTTGATCACGCAATAAACATAAGATTTGTTTATTTCTTTATCGCAATCATATAATTTTAAGTACATATCTTGGACGAGATCATTAGCATCGTCACGGTTTCCGCATACATTAATAGCGTATTTTATCCAGTCCTCGTGATGTTGTGCTAATTTCTCAATCATAATGCATCAAATATACTTATTTTTTTTTAAAATATACGCTACTAACAAAAAAAAAATTCCCATCATAAAACCTATTGTTATTCCTGTTGCAAATTCTACCATTATAAACAATTTAATACGTGCAAACCCATTGATGGATGAACGTAATTTCTTAATACTTGACCTGGACAATGATTATTTTTGTAATAAATATTTCCTTCGTATTTAATACCTATCCATTCTTTTAACTTTGCTACTTCTTCTGTTGTACCTGCGGTAATGAATCCTTTAAAGTTTGGCATTTTAAAATTTTCGTCTATGTTAAAATTAGCCCAAAAATAATGCCTTCCAAGTTTTGATGTAGGTTGAATTAATGGTTCGTAAAATGGTTTTACATTTTCGACTACAAATTTACCTTTATAAAAATGTTGTAAAAAAATGATTTCCTGATATAAACTCATGTCTGTAAACCTTTTCTTTTTATGCCTTGTTGCTTTCATCATTCTACTATGTGTTTGACAGGGCGGGGAACTCCATATAAAATCAAACTCATCGCAATGGTCTAACATATATTGATGTGCGTCACCAACTATTACTGTATCATTTGGAAAATTAGCTTTATAAACATCCGCTATTTTTTTTTCCATTTCAACCGCTGTAACTTGATGACTTTCTCCCCAGTCTTTTCTATTACCGCCTAATCCAGCATATAAATTTAATATTTTCATAATTTTTTATTTTTAATCTATTATACACAAATAAACAGAATCATTAACAACGTATTGAACTCTCATTAAATCGCCCTCGCTTGGTTTAATTCCTTTTGTAGTCAATACTATTGTTTTATCCAAATGTTTGTGGCTTTTCATTCCTAAATGAAACATTACGATTCCCATTATAGCTATTAAAATTGTTGTAAATACTATTCGCATTTTTTATAAGTTTTTATTATTATTAATATTATTATAAGCATTCCAAAAAATACACTTTCAATCGGCAAAGCTGGAACGCAATCTTTGTGATTTGGATGCGTTTCACACCAGCATTCTGTTTTTGGTGGACACGGCTTATTCATTATTTTTACATTTAGTTGAACAATATAAATCTTTTGTCAATCCTGTGCTTATAATTTTACTGCATTTATTGCATAGTGTAGCGCCTTGACCATTATTAAATTTATGTATTGGTTTTGTTATTTCCCAATAATAATCACAATAATAAGGATCTAAATTAGGACTTTCACAAAACCACGACTGTATAAACTTACTCGGTTCGGCTTTAAATCTATAACAATTATCTTTTATATTGCAATTAAATCCTTGACACATTGATATATCTGGCATCTTCTTTTACTTTTTTTAATAGTTCTTTTGCTTTTAACCTCAATTCATATTCTTGCTCGTAAATAGAAACTCTTTGACTTAACGGTTTCTTAATTGTTTTATTTGCCATTTTCTAATTTTTCTAAAACTTTATAATCTTTAATTGTAAACTCTTTCATAGGCTTATCCCAAAGTTTATTTGTATTATCTTTTCTTAATGTATCAATGATTCTTAAGAAGTGCCATCTAACTAAAGGTTTTTCATTTTTTTTAAGTATCTTTTTAAAACCAATTCCAGATAAACTTATATAAGTTTTATTCAAAAGACTTTCTTCAACTTCTTTAAATAACTCTACATTTTTATTATCAAATGCTTTTTTTAATTTATTGTATTCCTTAATCTTTTTATAGGCTTCTTTCCTTTGCAAGTAGTGCCATCCTGTTGCATGATTGCATTTTAATTCTCTACAAATATCTAAATAAGTTCTGCCATTTTCTATTTCCTGGTCCATATAATGACCTCTTAAATATACTAAATGCGCTTTTCTACTTTTAAATATCAAGTCAACCCCGAATAATTGTTTAATTTCTTTTAGTGTCATAGTGTTATTTATTTACATTCCCCAATTTTAGGAGCGGTTTCTGTCCAATTATATTTTTTAAATTTATCTTCACAAGCGTTGTAAGTTCTATAAGTTCCCGATATACTTCCGTCATCAGAAGGATTTTCTATTACCTCATAAACTGTACTACAATCGCAATCCACATACTTTTCAAATGAGCAACTTGATAAGGTTACTGCTGCTAATATTATTGTTATCTTTTTCATAATTCTAATTTAATAATCTCGTTTAGTAATTTCTTGTATTCTAAAATAATTTCTTTATTCTGCCATTCATGGTTTTCTAAAGCTGTTATTATTTCGTCAATGGCTCTTAATGCGAACTTCTTTGAATCTCTTACCGCTTCGTAAGTATCATAAGTTGCGAACTGGTCTACAAATTCTATTGCTGTTTTCATTTATTTATTTTCTAAATTCAATTACTTCTATTGATGATGGATATGCTATTAGTATTTTTTCTTCCTTATAGTATTCAGGATATTCTATTTTATATTTTCCTTTTTTTAATTTTGTTATTATACAATAAGGTTTAAAAACTCCTTCAATACAAGTTGGGTCTTGAATACCTTTAGGCATTGGATAATAATTCACTCCTAAAACTCTTATATAAACTAATTCCATCTTAAAAACCGTTTTTATCATAAAACGCTCCAACTTCATTATTAAGAACAAAATACAAAAAATTATGATAACTCAAACTTTAAATTTAGAAACTGCAACAAAAAGCGAAATAATTATTGCAGCATCAATACAAAAAGAATTAATGACTTTTTTAGGTGGTGTTCAAATGATTAAA